CGACAAATGGTGTTCGTGTTGATGATGCCAAAAATATAGATTGGATCACGAAAATAGTAGAAGACACGTTGTTATTTTTAACGGGTCTTTATCTTGCACACGATTATAAACACCGTCTGCTGGCTTATACTAACTACGTAAAAGCTAGTTTAGGGGAGAGACCCCTATTAACCTCTTCTATTTTTTGTAAGATAGAAGAGTTGTTCAAGGAAACCTTGGAGGATGAACCATATTCATTCGAATTCCAATCAATGAACAGTGCTGAAACTTTTGTGGATTCAGCGCGCGAATTGTTGGATAATTTTGATGCTTTTAAAAGCAAACCTTTGTTTAAAAAGAGTTATAAATTAATTGGGTATATTGTTTCTATGAATATTTTTGGTAAACTGGATATGGAGTTTACCCGCTCTGCTTTCAATGTTGTTGAAGGTGAGTGGAAGAAAAAGACTTGGGGCGGAGATTTCGCCTTGACTGTCTTAGACATGGTCTTGTTTGTTCTAAAGAGAGGAATACAGTCTGTCCGAACAGGAACGATTGACCCTTTCTTTTATAGTGGTTCTACTTGCGAGGAGTGGGCCGAACAAGCGTATGATCATATTAAATTTGGCGAATTTTTAAATGATCCAGAAGCTCATGGTATTGTGTTGCCTAAATTTTTAAAGGAACTTGATGATATCATAGCAAAAGGAAAATCTATTGCAAAACATTGTGTCGATAAGTTTGAAAAGCGTCAAATTATGAAGTTGCTGGGTATGCTAGACAAGATTAAAAACAATGAAGTAGCTTTTGATGCTGCTCTCCGTGATAGGGAATCACCTTTGGGTGTTTTGATATTTGGGGGAACATCCATTGCGAAAAGTACTTTCATGAACATGTTGTATCACTATGTAGCTACGTTGAAAGGTTTGCCTACAACAACTGAGTATAAGTATACTCGAAACGCAATTGATGAATTTTGGAATAATTTTAGATCTCATCATCACACATTGGTAGTGGATGATGCGGCTTATATGCATCCGGAGATTGCTACAACCGGTGATCCGTCAGTTTTGGAGTTGCTTCAAGCAATTAATAACATATGTTTTATGCCAGACAAGCCGCTCTGGATGATAAAGGTAGAACACCATTTAGGTGCCAATTGGTACTCGTTTCGACGAACACGATGCACCTGAATGTTAATCAATATTTTGCTTGCCCGTTGGCAGTTTTGAGGCGTATTCCAATAGTATTGGATATTCGCCCTAAACCTGAATATTTACGCGATGAGCAGTTTATTGATTCTGCGAAGATTCCAGAATTTGGCGACGAAGAGTATCCTGATTTATGGATTATTAAGGTCATGAAAGTTGTCCCTGAACCAAATCATTATGCTGACCCTAGGATTGGC